ACCACGTCTGCAGCTCCGCGCTGAGACTGTTGGCTCAGGAAAGATTGAAGTAGGCCTTTATGGCTATGGAGCTCTTGCAACCAAGAAGCCAAAGGGAGCGTTCCGCTTCAACAAGGCTTAATTAGCCTAGTAGTTAGAGTTACCCCGGCAGTTCTGCCCTACTGCCGGGGCTAACCCCGGAAAGGAAAACATGCCAGCCACATACGTAACAGAAGTCGAACTTCGCTCTGCGTTGGGCATTGGCAATCTTTATAGTTCGGCAGTAGTCGAAGAAGTCTGCCAAGCCGCTGAGAACATAGTCAAAAATAAGCTCTGGTTCAACGAACAATCGGTTTACGCTATCGAAGCAACCGGAACAACAGGGCGCATTTATATTTATGAAAACGCAAAACAATTTATTGTAGGCGACACTATTACAGTTGAGAACGTTCGCCAGCATTACAATGGTTCACACACAATTACAAATGCCAATGGAATCTGGCTCGAATTTGTTAATGCACAAATAACAACACGCGCATATCACACTATTGCGCCTTGGGGTCGCGTTTATGGCACGCAAGCCATTGACTACGCGACACTCCCGGAAGTAAACCAAGCTTCCCTAATGATTGCCATAGATATTTGGCAAGCTCGCCAAGCTTCTAACGCTGGCGGTATTTCACCTGATTTTCAGCCATCACCTTATCGCATGGGCAACACACTTATGGCGCGCGTTCGAGGCTTGCTTGCGGATTACTTAGCACCGGGCGGTCAAGTAGGGTGAGCGCAATAACTACCCTGCGGGGAACAATCGCGACTGCACTAAGTGATAATGCTGTGTGGCAGGTGTTTTCCTTCCCGCCTGCCACACCGCTTGCTAACAGCATCGTGGTTCAACCGGGCGACCCATATATCGAACCAAGTAATGACCACTACAAAACGGTAAAGCCAAAAGTCAATTTCAAATTGGTAGTATTAGCACCTATGTTCGATAATCAGGGTAATCTAACCAATATCGAAGATTTTTATCTGAACATAGTAAATAAGCTAGAAGCATCCACAATCGCATACTCGATTGGGAATTTTAGCGCCCCGACAGTCTTGACCGCTACGGCAGGCGACCTGCTGAGCGGTGAAGTCCAAATCAGCGTTCTCTCAGATTGGAGCTAAACATGGCTGATGTAGATAAAGAACGCGAGGCCTTCCTTGCCAAAATCGGTCAGGTAAAGCCCGCTGAACCAAAACCAACTAAGAAAGATGAGGAGTAGTCAATGGCTATTTTCTTGAACAACAAAGTCGGTGTGAAGATTAACTCCGTTGACCTCTCCGACCACGTTACTTCCGTTACACTAAATCAGGCTTTTGATGAGCTTGAAGTTACGGCTATGGGTGATACAGCTCACAAGTTCGTCAAGGGCTTAGAGTCTGCAACCTTGACCGTTTCCTTCCTAAATGACCAAGCGGCCACCAACGTTTTGGCAACACTAAATTCAGCTTATGGTACAACCGTAGGCTTTAAGTTGTTGCAGGAAAAAGGCACAGCTGTAAGCGCCACAAATAAGTTGTTTAGCGGTGACATTTTGGTAAACAATTTAACACCAATTAACGGCGCAGTCGGCGATATTGGAACTATGGACATAACCTTTACGGTAAACTCCGCAGTAACCGTTGCCGATTCCGGCACGTTCTAATTAAATAAAGGGGCAACATGGCAAGTCTAAAAATCACAAGGGCAGACGGTACGGTTACAACTCACGAAGTGACCCCCGCTGTGGAATATGCGTTCGAGCAACAGTTTCGTAAAGGCTTCCACAAAGCTTTTCGCGAAGATGAAAGACAAGAGCACATTTATTGGCTTGCTTGGGAGTGTTTACGCCGCGCAGATGCGCCGGATGTAAAACTTTTCGGGCTACCCTTCCTAGAAACCTTGAAAGAGGTTGAGGTGGTAGCAGACGACAGCCCAAATGGCTAACGCGCGATTCCTTCACGTATCGAATCGCGCAGTTAGTCGTTCACACAGGAATACCACCAAGAGAGTGGATAGAGATGGACAGTTCCATGCTCAAAGCCATTTTAGAGGTGTATAAACAACAGGCAAGGGAGAAGCAAGCCCAAAATGGCAATAGAGGTAGAAGGACTCGCCGGGTTTAAGAAGGCTTTACAAAACCTGTCGCCTCAGCTTGCCAAGAATATGAACAACCGCATCAAGGCTGAGCTTGTGCCAATTATTCAAGATGCGAGAGCTAAAGTGCCTAATAATATATTTGGTGCACCTGATAACTGGACTAATTACCGCGGCAAAACCGCTGGCGCATCTTATTTTCCGTACTACAACGGTGATGAAATTCGCCAAGGCTTGACATATTCAATGGGTCGCCAGAAGAAAAGTAAATCTGGCTTTGTGTCTATGATTACCTTGCTTAACAAAGATGCAGCTGGCGCTATCGCTGAAACAGCTGGCAGAACGCATCCGCAAGGCAGACCACAATACTCCAGACGTACGACACGCGGTGGCGTGAACTATTACGTTCGCGGAAGTCGTCAATCACTTAGCGATAACCCACAAGCCGGACAGATGATGATTGACCGCCTAAATAACGGCATTGGCACGATGAAGAATTACAAGAGTTCTAGTAATAAAAAAACCGAAGGCCGCTTACTCTATGCTGCCTATGCCGAAAATCAAGGCAAGGCTGTAGATGCCATTATGAAAGCAATTCAAGATGCTCAGCGAGAGTTCAACCGCCAGAGCGTTATTTATGATACAAAGGTGGCCGCATGACTAACATTTTTGTACGAATCATTGGTGAGTTCAAGGACAAAGAGTTTAAGCGCGCCGATAAAGCCACACGCGCATTAGATAAGAATTTTAGTAATTTACGCAGAAGCGCCACCAGAGCATTTGTCGCAGTAGCAGGTATTTCGGCGCTAAAGCGCAGCGTGAAAGCTTTTGCGGCCGAAGATGCGGCAGTCCAGAAACTATCAAAGTCTTTAGATAACTTAGGCTTGCGTTTTGAATCCGGCGGCGTAGATGCGTATTTGGAAAGCCTAGAAAAAGCCACCGCAGTAACTAAAGAACAGTTATATCCGGCGTTTCAACAATTAGCCAATACAACTTTAAGCGTAACTAAGTCACAAGAATTACTTAACGCTGCACTAGATATTTCAGCGGGAACCGGTAAGGATTTGGCGGTAACTGTAACTGCACTAAGTCGCGCGTTTAATGGTAACTACACTTCACTAGGAAAATTACAGACCAGCTACACCTCAGCTCAATTAGAAGCTATGGGTTTTGAAAGAACTGTCGCAACCTTATCTAGCCAATTTAGTGGAGCAGCGGCTACAGCTGCGGATACTTACGAAGGCAAAATACAGAAATTAAATATCGCTATGGGCGATGCTGCCGAGGCTATCGGCGAAGGTGTAATAGATGCTCTTTCCGCATTGGGTGGCGGCAATTATGATAGAGGCTTAGAACTTCTAGCCACAGCTGGTGAGAAGATTGGCGATGCGTTTAGAAGTGCAGCCAAGGCGATTGCAGTTACTAAATTTGTTTTAACTGGCGGTTTATTCAAGAGCCGAAAAGAAATCGAGGCTTTTGCTTTATCCATTAACAGCGCGTTTTCTCCACCAGATGCAGCTAAACAGCGTACCTATATGCGTGAGCGTGCCAAATATCTGGCACTAGAGCGCAAAGAAACAGCCAAAATTGCTAAAGACCGCAAAACCGCTTCGGATGCTTTGAAGAAGGATGCAGCCAATCAAAAGATAATTGCAGAAGCACAAAAGACATTTGATATGGAGCGCATCCAGATTGAGGCTGCTCTAAAAGGCAAGATTAACGATGTTGAGGAATACCGTTTAAAGTTACAACGCGCCATTCTAAATGAGAACGTGGACAATGTAATCAAATACAGCGGATTGCTACGTGAGGCAGAAACTCAGGCAGCTGAGCTCGCAGACCTTTTGGCCAAGCTTCCAGAGATGGCTGAAAACCCATTTACAGACTGGCCTGCCACAATTGCACGTATTCAGTATCTTCTTAAAGCTCTTGACTGGCAGATTCCTATTGACGTTCTATTCGCGGAAAAGGGCTTGCGTTTAGACCAAGACACTATGATGGTGACAAAGCTAGACACGATGAGTGTTAATGCCACCAACGTATATATAAATGGAAATCTGAACAATTCGTTCAATCCACAAAGCGGCAACATGGGCGGTGGCGGCGGCGGTGGTGGTGGTGGCGGTGGTGGTGGATTCCTATGGTCAGACGTAGATACCAGCACACCAGCAGGCGCTTTATTGGCTGGAACAATAGCGGCTGCGGATGCTGCGGCGGCCGAAGCTGATGCGGCAGCAGCCGAAGCCGAAGCTGCGGAGTTGTTAATGAGCTTTACCCAAAGCATGATGGATTTTGACAATTTCTGGAATAGCCTGCCATTGACACCCGGCGGTTATGGCGTAGGCGATATTCGCATGCGTGAACCAGAAGTGGTAGTCAATGTGGCTGGTAGCGTAATCGCAGAAGCGGATTTGGCTCAGTCTATTGCAGATAAACTATACGA